CTGTGAAGCTGGAGCAATTCGCCAACGCGAAGGACGTGAACATCCCGACGGCAGCCGTGGCCGCGTCGAACTTGTTCCTCGCCGGCATCAAGCAGATGGGCCTCAACGCTGGGCAGTCCATCAACCGCGTCGCCCGTAACCGCCTGTTCAAGGCGTACCTCAGCGGCAACTCGGTCACAACCGCGGCTCTCCTCGCGGGCGCCACCACGATCCCGGTCGCAGCCCTCAACGGCTTCCGCGACGTGATCACGAGCATCACCATCCGCCCCATGCCCGTTTCGCCGAGCACCCCGCTCGCCGCGACGATCGGCGTTGGCGGTACCTCCGAGGTCGTGAGCATCATTGCTTTCAACCCGAACAACGCAGCCGATCCCGATGGTCCCGGTACCCTCACGCTCGCCGCGGGCCTCGTCAACGGCTACGCCACGCGCGCGCCGTTCGTCAGCGCCTACGCCCCGAAGGTCATCCGCAGCTCCGGTGGCGCGTCCATCGACAGCATCGGCCCTTCGGACACGCTCAACCTCCAGCAGGTCATCAACGCAGTGGCGGCCCTCCGCGACGCGAACGTGCCCCCGCACGAGGACGGCTTCTTCCACGCGCATATCTCCGGTGCGGCGAACGCCCAGTTCTACCAAGACCCGGTTTTCCAGCGGCTCAACCAGAGCCTCCCGGAGCACTACATCTACAAGGAGGGCTTCGTCGGGACGATCGCCGGTGTCATGTTCTTCATGAACACCGAGTCGCCCACGAAGAACAACTCCGGCACGACCACCTCGACGGCGCTCCAGGGCGTCTACTCCGAAGACCTCGGAGCCGAGACCGTGAACGGCGCAGGCGTGAAAATCGGTCGCGTCATCATCACCGGCAAGGGCTGCATGTACGAGAAGTGCATGGACGAGAACCAGTTCATCACCGAAGCCGGCGTGAACGGCAAGATCGGCGAGTTCAACGTCACCAACAACGGCATGCAAGTTCTCACGGAGAAAATCCGTTTGATCCTTCGCGCGCCGATGGACCGCTTGCAGCAAAAGGTCGGCATCGCCTGGAGCATCTCCACGTCGTTCGCCGCCCCCAGCGACATCACCGCACCGTCGGGCCCCGAGCGCTACAAGCGCGCGGTGTGCCTTGAGCACGCCCTGGCCTAGTGCCTGACCGCCAGTGGGGTGAGGGAGGGGCCATCGCGCTCCTCCCTCCCTCCTGGTAACGTCCAACTCTAGGAGGCGTGAACAATGCGCAAAGCGACGATGAAGCCGGACACCGGCGAAGATAAACTTGAAGACGAGATCAGCAGGAACCAGCCCGAGGCGGACGAAGCCCCGGTCGGTGGAGCCCTCGGGGTCATTCTCCCCGAAGCCCCCAAGGCTGCGGCGGCCAAGGCCCCCGAAGTCGAAGGTCCGAAGGTCACGCGTTACAAGATCGCCAACCACAACGGCATCTCGGTGCTGCTCGGTGGCGGCAAAACCCAACTCGCCCACGGCAAGATCGTCGACGACGTGAACTACGACATCGACCTGCTCAAGCGGAGCGGTGTCCAACTCGAAGCACTCTGAAGAAGAAAGCGGCGGGGCGTAAGTGACAGCTGTTTTGAACGACGACGAACGGATGCGCGCAAAGCACCACCTCGGCTACATCAACGCCACGGCGGCGCAGGCGTTTTCGTTCGGCATCATCCAACAGCTGGAAGTTCAGTCGCAGTGCGAAGCCGCGCTGGACAAGCTCCTCCCCGTCGCGCTCCCTAAGTTCCAGCAACTGCTCTGCGCGCTCGACAGCATCGAGTGCACGGTCTACGGCACGACGGACCTGGCCCAGCTCGACAGCATTGCCGAGATCAAGGTCAACCGGATGATGCTCCGGGAACTGCGGGACCGCTACAAGCTGGCGCAACAAGCGCTGGCCAACATGATCGGCACCATCCCAAACGTGTGGGACCAGCGCGACTGGCTCATGCAGGGCGGCGCCGGCATCAACGTCCCCGTGATGGGATGAAAGGTTTCTCCATGGAATATCTCAAGGCGCTCGTTCTCGGCTCGTTCTTTTCGGCGTGTCTCATGCCGGTGGCGGCGTGCACCCCGCAGATGCGCAAGGACATCGCCCACACCGCGATCGACATCCTCTTGGCCTCTTGCATCGCCGAACACCCCGACTCCTCGGAGCCCGAGCTGAAAGCCATCTGCAAGTACACCGACGAGAACGCTCAGATGGTGAAGGACTTGATAGCGGCCCAGAAGCGCGGCTCGGCCAAGGCTTCGGCGGCCAAGTGCGCGTCCGCCCCCGACGGGGGCAAGTAAGGCAACCCGATGTGCGCCTGCGCTCGCTCCGGCTGCATTGGTTGCGTCGCCGGTGGCGGCGCGGGGCACGGCCATGCGCTGAGCGCGCGCGAGGCGAAGAACTCGCTCGTGTCGCGCTTTCAGCCGGTGGTGGACAAGTTCCGTCAGTTCGCCGTGAGCCTCGGCCTAAACCCCTATCAGGTGTTCCTGTGCTGGACGTGGTGGAGCGGCGGCGAACGGGGCGTGGGAACGCAGCGCGTGACCAAGCGCGTGCCCATCCTACCCACCCCCCAGGTCCAGGACATGACGTCGGTGTCGTTCTCGGCGGCCAACGCGGGCATCCTCCCCGTGGGCAGCGTGCGCGTGGAGCGCATCAGCGGGGCCTATAGCGCGGAGATCCTCGCGGGGCTGGCCGTACCCTGTGACCCGGCGGTAAACGACCACGCAGCCCGGCTCCTGGCGATGCGCAACGGCACCTTCGGCGGCCCCCCGCCGGCGGCGGTGGCGCTGGCCACGGAGAGCATCCCCGAGCCGTTCGAGTTCTTCTACGAGATCGTGGAGGACGGGCGCAGCGGTGGGGAGCCGCGGCGCGAGCGCTTTCGACCCTTCACGCGACCGTTCCGCCGGGCGGACAAGAACGATTGGTCCATCGTGCTGGAGCGACAGTCTGAGGAGATGGAGCGGGGCGGCGGCGTGCCCGCGTACCCGACGGCACTGGAGGACGATTGAGCCATGGGCTTCAAGTTCGACTCGACGCAGAGCGCGGAGTTCGCCAAGTTCATCGCGAACGCGACGGACAAGGCTGTGCAGAAGACGCTCATGGGCGTGGCGATGCGCATCGTGGCGAGGATTCAGAACGAGGTCATCCCGGCGGAGCCCCGTGTGCCGGTGGACCGTGGGCTTTACCGCGCGGCGTGGAAGTTCAAGAAGATCCCCAAGGGCGCGGTCATCTACAACTCGATGCCCTACGCGAGCGTCATCGAGTACGGCGCGCGCCCCGGGCGTGTGAAGCCGGGCAAGAAGATGCGCGCGGCGCTGGAAGAATGGATTGTCCGCAAGGGCATCGGCACGAAGGAAGACGCGCCGGGGATTGCCTGGGCCATCGCGATCTCGATGAAGAAGAAAGGGATCTTCAACGACGGAAAGGGGCTGCGCATCCTGCACAAGGGGATGAAGTCCTTCGGCGAGTACCTTCAGGCCGAGTTCATGATCGAGTTCAAGAAAGCGTTTGAAGGAAAGGCATCGGGTTCCAAGTGAGCAACGACGGGCGAGGATTCTCGAAGGAGCTTCAGGACGCGATTCCGTTCTCACTGTTCGGTGAGGTGTTCCCGAACAAGCAGAACCCCCCGCCCACGCCGGTGGACCACCGGACCGCGGCGCTGCGGATGCTCAAGCTGTACCTGTCCGAGCTGGTGTTCATCATGCCGACGGCGCGCAAGCCGGACGGCTCCTACGAGACGGCGGAGTTCCGCGTTCCGAAGGACAACATCCACATTTCCACGCCCGACGCGGAGCAGGAGGTTCAGTTCCCGAGCATCGTCATGCTGGGGAGCAAGGGCACCTACGAGACGCTCGGCCTGAACAACTACTGGGACGAGTCGACGTACAACAAGTATTCGCCCGGGACGCTGCTCCAGTGGCAGGACGAGTACGTCGAGACCATCACGCTGGAGATCTGGGCGAACAAGCGCACTCAGCTTTGGAGCCTGCTCTCGGGCATCGAGACCGGGCTTACGCCGACGGAGACGCGCTACGGCATCTACCTGAAGTGCAAAGACTACTTCGACCAGGTGGCGCGGTTCTCGCCGAACGACCGCGAGATCGTGGAGAACCCGGGCGACGCCGTACTGAACCGCCGCATCGCGCGCATCACGGTGGAGGTGAGCATCATCCGCGTGGCCCTGGTGAACGCGAAGCTCATGGAGCCCACCGTGGAAGTGAGCGTGGACGACGCCCCGCCGGTTTGCGTACCCGGTGGGGTTTCCGGGGGGTCGGAATGACAACCCCAGTCGCCTGTGAGAGCATCCGGCCAACCTAGACCTTTCGGTGGGAGCCCCCACCTAGCGCCCAACACCCCGAGGAGAATTCAACATGGCAGCCTTTATCCGTCGTTTCAACTTTGACCCAGGTGAGGAAGTTCTCCTGGAGATCGAGTCCGTCAACATCCTCGACCTTGAGCCCCCGGCGGCTATCAACGGCGTCGGCACGGGCACCGTGCTCGTGGTCGGTGAGTTCGAGAACGGACCCTACAAGGAGCCGACGGAGATCTCGGGCGGCCTCGACCTCGTGAACCAATTCGGTTCGCTCGGCTACACCATCGGCGGCCAAGCTGGGCAGAACCCCTGCGCACGCCAGCGCAACGCGGACAGCGCCATCACGCCCGAGTACTGGAACGGCAACGGTTTCGTCCAGCTGAACGCCAAGCGCTTCCGGCGCCTAATCGTTTGCCGCGCGGACACGAGCATCGGCGAGGTGACCTTCAACCGCCAGGCGTTCATCAAGGGCGCGGCAGCGTTCGCCTACAACTTGGAGCCGGCCCAGGTGCTTTCGCTCGACGTGGGCGCGGGCTACTTGTCGGCGACCTTCAGCGCGACGGCGGCCATCTACTCGACGGCGGCGGGTGTGTTCCCGAGCACGTTCGTCGGCGGCGAGCAGCTCGTCATGAGCTACGACGACGAAGCCCCGAAGACGGTGACCTTCCAAGCGGCGGACTCGACGCAGGTGCAGATCATCGCGCGCATCAACAGCGTGTTCGGGTTTGCGTTCGCAGCCGACGGCGGCGCGGGCGTGACCACGTTCACCTCGCTGCGCCGCGGCACCAACGCCAAGGTGAAGCTCATCTCGGCAACGCCCCTCGTCCTGACGGCGCTCGGCGCCGCTGTGACCACGGTCGTGGGCACGGGCAACGTTAGCGACATCGACGCGGTGAAGTTCGCGGAGATCAAGACCATCGTCCAAGCGGCGATCACGAACTCGCGCGTGGAGCAGGACTCGTCTGGCGCCATCCGCGTTTCGACCGCCTACGCGGCGGCGGGTGACTACATCGTTGTGGGCCCGCTCACCACGGCGCTCGGCCTCGGCTTCACGGTCGGCCAGTTTGGCTCGAACGACGGCCTCGCGCGCATTCGCTCGGCGGGGCAAACGATGCCCATCACCACGAGCAGCAGCCTGACGCTCGGCTACGACGACGCCCCCGACTTCTCGGTGGCGCTGACGGCGGCCATGACGCAGGCGCAGGTCATCACGGCCATCAACCTTGCAGCCGGCTACACCATGGCGTCGTCCGTTTCGGCGACTGTCATGAAGCTGACGGGCGCAAAGAACGGCGGCCAGCTGCGCATCGTCGCGGGCACCACGACCATGCTGAACGAACTCGGGCTCACGCTCGGGCAAGTCACCGTGGCGGGGACCATCGTCAGCGGCATCATCCCGGCGGGCACCGTCGTGACGAACTCCGCGCAGACGAACAAGCTCGTCACCACGCAGGACACGGCGGTGAAGTCCACCGTGACCGGCCCCTACACGGCGCGGGTGCGGCACGCACTCGACAACGGCACGGGCGTGGCGGCGGTTGCCGGGACCATCACCGTGGTGGTGAACGCGCCCGACCTCGGGAGCTTCCAGTGCGTCAACCTTTTGAACGTCGCCACGGCGATGACGGAAGCCCAAATCGACGCGGCCTACTCGGACGCCATCGACGCCACCCTGGACCTCAACTCGGTGTCGAAGATCGTGAACATCACCTACTCGGCGCGGCAGTCGAACACGGTGCGGCGCAAGCTGCGTGAGAACGCAAACACGGCGTCGAGCATCGGTATGTTCGGGCGCATCACGGCGATTCGCCCCCCGCTCGGGACCACCCGCGCCCAGGCGAAGAGCAACGTGGCCGAGCCCGGTGTCGGTGCGTACCGCAGCCAGCGCGTGGTCTACTGCTACCCCGGCGCCCAAACGTTCGTTCCGCTGATTGCCCGTCTCGGGTTGAATGGCGGCGCGGGCTTCACGGCGGACGGGATCGTGAACGTGGGGGCCGACGGCTTCCTCGCTTCCATCTGTTCGCAGCTCCCGCCCGAGGAGAACCCCGGCCAGGAGACGACCTTTGCCGACGGCGTGGTTGCTCTCGAAAGCGGCGACCAGACGGCGCGCTGGCAGATGGAGGACTACATCGCGTTCAAGGCGGCGGGCATCTGTGCGCTCCGCATCGACAGCGGCGTGGCCATCTTCCAGTCGGGCGTCACTTCGGTGGACCCGCTGGTGAACCCGAACCTGAAGAACATCGCCCGTCGCCGCATGGCGGACTTCATTCAGGACAGCATGGCGTTGCGCGCCAAGAGCTACAGCAAGAAGCTCAACAAGCGTATCCGCCGCATCCTCCTCGCCTCCGAGATCCGGACGTTCCTTTCGGGACTCCTCTCGGTGGACAACCCGGCGGCCCAACGCATCGACGGCTACTCGGTCGACGAGAGCACCGGCAACACCGCCACAAGCCTCGCCAAGGGGCTGTATCGAATCCTCATCAACGTGCGGACGCTCAGCTCGCTCGACAGCATCGTGCTCGCCACGAGCATCGGCGAGAACGTGACGGACGTGACCGAGGTACTTCCCCAGGCAGCCTGATGCTGCATTGAAAGAACGAAAAGGAAAACAGCATCATGGCTAACCGTATCAAAGGACAAGAGGTCAGCGTTCAGCTCGTGACCGATGGAAACGTCGAGAGCGAGATCACGGAGATCATGGACTTCGAGGGCACGTACGAATTCGAGGAACTCCAACAGGGGTACCTCGGTCAGAAGGCCGACGACGTTGACTACATCTTCAAGGTCATCAGCGGGAAGTTCTCCGCCCACATGCACAACGACGCGGCGATGGACTACGCCCAGAAGATTCTGGACAAGGCCCAGCGCAAGACCCCCGACTTGGTGTTCAACATCGTCGGCGTCTTCGAGTTCCCCGACGGAACCACGCGCTCGATGACAATCACCGACTGCGCCTTCGGCAACATCCCGTTCACGGTCGGGAGCCGCGGCGACTACGTGAAGGTCGACTTCCAGTTCAAGTCGAAGTCGATGCTCAGCGTCCGCAACTAGGCGGGCGACAAGAATCAGGAGGCGCAACGGAGGTCGGGTTTCTGAGATTGCTCAGCCCCGGCCTCCACACATGCGGGGTGCTTGCCGGAGCCATTGCCTAGCCCGTTCCAACGGACGAGGACAGGGTGCGCCTCCTGCGGAGCCGGCAAGCACCCCACCCTTAACGAAGAGGCGCGCAACCTATGGACGAACAAGAAGTAGAAGAGAAGCCGGTGGCACCCCCCACCATCGCGAAGAAGCCGGAACCCGAGCTAGACGCGGACGGGAACGAAGTCGAGGAAGAGAGCCTGACCTTCGAGAGTGCCGACTACGGCGAAGACGGCGTGGACCCCGACAAGCTCCCAGACTGGGAGCTTGTCGGGGTCCACGCCGTCTTCGCCGTAGTC